AACACATATATTCTATATTGACACTGATTCTCCAGTTATCGTCTTCCTGAGGAAGTGGTCTGTGATCCATCCAATATGGAAATATGTATAGTTTATTCTTTTCAGGTTGAATCGTAAATTCTTTACCTGCTAAACTCAATTGTAATCCTCCACCATCTTTTGGTGGATCAATATAATAAACTGCATTGATTGAAGATGTATTGATATGATTATGCCAGACTGAATTGTAGTGTTCATTATTTTGAACATATATCCAGGTCTGTATCGGATTAAGTTTTTCTGAAACTGTAAACTCTTCGTTCACAATCTTCAAGAAACTATCTGATATGATAGTGGTGTATATACTGTCATGATATTCCGTATTATATCCACCACCTTCATCGTTATCTATTTTATCTTCTATAAACTTTTCGATCATTCGAGATTTATGCATCTGATTCATTCGATCAAATTCAAAGTCTCTTATTAATAAATAATTATCTAACATTACACATTAAAAGTCCAAATTTTTTGTTGAATTCTTCTATTACTACATTATGAGATTCTAGGAAACTAATAAATTCTTGCGTAGTTCCGGAAACAGGATCTGATAAAGTAGACTTAGCATTATAATAATCAGACCACTCAATAAAGAGTTTACCATCATAAGATATTTGTTTCTTCCAGGTTTCAATTGTTTTCGGGGGATCAATACTATGATCAAATGAATTGCTATAAAGAATATCAAACTTACCTATCCATTCAGTCTTTGGTATAGCAAAGTCATGCTGGACGGTCATTTCAAATTGTGTTGCGGTTTCACTAATTTCTGTTCCAATCACATAGGCATCTGGCCAATATTTTTGAAAGAATCTTTGTTCCCCACCATTTCTCGTCCCATGACATATGATATTCTTTGCGCCTAATTTACGTTCTTTTATCCATTTTACATGATCTTCTTTTTTAAATTGCCAGGTAATCTTACGTTTATTCGCGCCCGTTTGGGCTTCTACATAATGATCGTAATCTTTATATTCTTGGACTTTTAGCATTACCTACTACCTATATTATACTTTGGGCAAAGTTCCCATTCGCTTTTTTCTTTAAAAGGAATGATCTTAATCTGACGCAAAGGTGCTAGCGGTTCTGCTTTGCCTTTATTGTCGATTGATATTAATCCCCAATCACTCATCAGTGTAGCAATTGTATTCCTACGTGCAACATCATTTTCTTCTAAGTTAGATTTCTTACCATCAAGTAAGAATAACTCTTTGAAGTGCACAATGAAATATCTACCCTGCTTGTGTAGTATATGGCATGATTGATATAGCTTATTGTCTTTACGAGATGCAACACCAATGCGAGTTAGTGTCTCACGAACTTTCAGAAAATCATCTGGTTCGTTGAGAGTAACTTCAAGCATCGAAGCCGGTGTCCACTCTATTAAATTATTTTCTTCCACCTTTATAAACCTTCTTCTTTAATTCATCTATATGTTCTGATGTGAGAAGGGTTAAAACTTGGCGGGCTTTTTCATTACTATACCCATAATATTCTTTAACAACTTCCACGTCACTTACGGTTTCAGGTTTGTTCCATTTTGAGAAACGTTTCTTCTTCCTGACTATATTTATAAAAAAGTCAAATTGTAGACGGCTATCGATATGATGGTGTTGATTCATTTCATTCGCCATTAGAACAGTATCATGAAAATAAGAGAGACTACGATTAACCATAAAAGAATTGTAACTTTTCTCTGCCAGATCATCGACCATAATATTCTGTTTCGTGTAATTGATTGCATTGAGATACTCAAAGGGATTCATTTAAAACCATCCTAACTTGATGCCATTATGTGCAATAATAAAAAAGCAAGCAACCAAATGAGTGAATACCCAAACAGTACGTAACACAGCGGCAATATCGCTTTCACGGTCTTCTCCTATTTTACTACCAATAGTTTTTGCCCATATTCTCCAAGCGCTATGCAAAGTCGACATTCGCCATAATCTCCGTCATACAAGCAACTACATTCAGTTCGTGGTCAGCAACAAAAGCATTCTTATATTGATAGTCTGCAAGAATAAGAACAAGCTGTGGTACTGACTGGGGTTTCAATTTATCATACATACGATCGTATATACCACGAAAGATAGCAGAAGCATCAGTGTCGATATTATTGACGACCCATGACCTCATCTTCTTGAAGTCTTTTGTTTTTAAGTAAGTAAAAAGAGAATCGTAAGATTGAGTGCTATCACTGCTCCTACTGTTAACGATCCCCACCATAGAATGTCTTTGAAGTTCATTGAGTATTCTTCTCCAATCCGGTGCATGTTTCATGATCTGATCAACAACAGCCATCTGGTCGTAGCTTACGCCTTCGTCTTCTAAGATAGACTGACTACGCTTGAGCATTTGTGCTGCTAAAGGCTGTAGATCTTTCTTACTTGTATTGAATTCATATACGCCACACCGAGAATGAAGTGGTTCAATAATACGATTCTTAAAGTTACAAGTTAGAAGAAAACGACAGTTGTTAGCAAACTCCTCAATGAACCCGCGGAGAGCCGGCTGTGTTGACTGTGGATTAAGATAATCTGCTTCATCGAGAATGACAACTTTATATCCTCCTTGTAGAGAAACGGAAGATGCAAATTGTTTGATCTTAGTCCGTAATGTATCTATATTACCTTCTTCAGATCCGTTGATTAAAATGTAATCTAATTGCAATTCATTGCAAAGTGCTTTGGCAACAGTAGTCTTACCAAGACCAGCAGTGCCGGTGAAGAGCATATTAGGAAGCTCTCCACCGTCTACTATTTTTTGAAATACTTGCTTCAGACTATCTGGTAAGATAGTATCCGCAATCGTTTTTGGTCGGTATTTCTCGACCCATAAGAAGTCGTTAGACATTCACAATCTCCATAACAAAAAAGTATTATATCACAAAAAAGAGAGATTGTAAACCTTATTCTTCCTCTTCATCCGCCATTGCATCTTCTTGCTGTATTTGTTCGCAGATTTGAACTACCTGTATACACTGGTCCCGAAGGGTACCAATCGTAGATAGTTCTTCACCTTTAAATGCACCACGTTGGGTCATAGCGTCTATTACAGCAATTGTACTGCGGGAAGATTTGTTTGCAAGATCTTGCAGTTGATCAGTTGTTTCTGACATGTCATTATACTCCGAAGGTTGACGATTTTTCAAGCGCAATCCAATAAGTCACGTTCACTTCTTTATTCTTGAATTGCGTTATATATTTAGACGATAATTGAACTTCATAATCACCAGGTAATATTTTTAAATTATTAATGTTGATAATGTAGTTAAACTTTGATCCTTGGTTAACCACACCTTCAATGTCAATTGAAAATGTATTTGAGGTTGTATTACTAGGATCGACCACCGAAAGACTTAATACACCATCTTTACCTGTAATAGACACTTCGGTGTGTCCTAAGGTTGAAGCTGCACGTTTCAGCTTATTCAATGTATCATTAGTAAGATCAAACTGAATGTCCGCTCCTGGCATTGTAAGATCTTTCGATGGGGTTGTCAAAGCATCTTCAGAAGAGAAGAAGTATTTGACTTTTGATCTACCGGTAGAATCTCCGACTGTGACATACTCGTTTTCAAATTTGAGGCGAGGTGAGTCGACTAGTCCAAGAACACCGATGAATTCATTCAGGTCATATACACCAAAGTCTTGAGGGAAAGATTCATCTACAACAGCTGTTGCTAGAATGTTTCTTGCCTCCGAAACGGTTTTGATTGTACTACCAGAACGAACAACGATATTCTGGTTGATACCAGAAAAATTCTTTAATACAGATAATGTGTTATCACTTAGTTCCATTATATACTCCACTTAATATATTACTATTATACCATAACTCTACTTGATTGTAAACCACTAATTTACCATTTTACTGAAATTCTTTTCTTTCTTAAATTCTATCTTAGCATCAAACTTGCCATCGAGTATCTCACCTTTGTGTGAGATCACAAAGACGTTGGTATCATTGGCAAGGGTGTTTAATATTTTTAATAGGTTATCTACACCTTCGTGGTCCAAGCTTGAATCAAAGGTCTCATCAAGCATAAGTAGATTTGTCGCTACTGAATTTTTCATCTTAGCAATTTGTCTCCAAGTAAAGAGAAGAGCTAAGTCGATACGTTGCTTCTCTCCTTCACTAAAAGAGTCATATGTGAATTCGTCTCTATGTCGGGAACGGATTGTTTCCTGAAACGATTCATCTAAATTAAAATGCACAAAGAAGTCTAGCACCTGAAGATGCTGATTGACCAACTTATTAATCACAGGGAGATATTGTTTAATAATTTTAGTCTTAATACCAGTATCTTTTAGCATCTCATTCATCACTGTATTATATGAAATATTTTCAGATAATTCGAATTTATTCTCCAGTAGATTATTCTTCTGATTGCTGAGGCCTGCTAGATCTTCTTGTGCACTTTCGAGATCAGCACTTACACCTTTATCCAGGTAAGACTGATACTCTTTAATCTGTTTCTGAAAACCAGAAATCTGAATATTGTTTTGTCCAAGCTTTGATACTTTGGATCGAAGAGACTCGAGAAGTTTTCCTGTCTCTTTGATTGACTGTTCTACACCGGTGCCTTCTTCACCTATCTTTCTGAGTGAGCTCTTATGGGTTCTTCTCTCTCCTTCGATTGTTTCCAGTACATGTGATTTATGGTGATCTGATAGACCTTGGTCACATACAGGACAGGATTCATTCTCTTCAAAGAACTTTATTCTTTTGCTCAGATTGGTAATATTTGTTTGTTTGTCTTGGCTTCCAAGGAGCAAAGACTGACGCTTGTCATGTAGAGATGAAAGCTTTTTTTCAGTCTCTCGGGTATCATCTTCGAGTCCCAAACTCAATTGGCTATTTTCTGTTTGTAATTGATCTATATTGTTTTGGGATTCGAGTATACGAGATTCATATTCTTTTTTATTCTCTTGTGTGAGTGTACGTATATCTGTAATATATTTTTGTTGGGTATCAATCTTGTTTTTTACAATGTCTATATTATACGATAAGTCTTTCAACTGATCTTTCAGCACACTCTGTTTATCACGGAGTATCTGATTCATTTTCGAGAATACGTTGATATCAAGAAGATCCTCGATCACCTCTCGCCTGTGTCCAGCAGCAAGTTGCATAAATGGGATGAAAGAGGAGGAACCCAATACGACAACTTGATGAAAGGACTTATGATTTAGTTTGAGGATATTTTGTTCGAGGATCTTCTGATATTCTTTAGCATGAGAAGACTGATTGATCATAGTACCATTTTTCCAGATCTCAAAGATTCCTGGTTTGATGCCACGTACAATTCTAAAGTCAGAACTTCCTACACTAAATTCAATCTCTACAACACATGCTTTCTGATTAATCGAATTAATCAGTTGGTTCTTGTTAATCGAACGGTGTGGCTTGCCAAACAAAGCAAATGAGATAGCATCCAGCATAGTGGATTTACCAGCACCGTTTTGACCAACAACCAATGTAGACTTTGTGCGGTTGAGATTGATCTCTGTAAACTTATCTCCTGTCGAGAGAAAGTTTTTGTATTTGATTGATTTGAAGATAATCATGCTATTTCCAAAGCCTGCGCTTCGGACATGAGCTCACGCATACTAATTTTAATACGGTCTTTTTCCAAGTCTGTATCCACTCCATCAATATAATCTTCAACCAATCGATACGTATCTTCAACATCTAATCCCTCATCGTCTACATTCTCACCAATGAACTCGTGGAAGTTTTCAGCGATTTTCAATTCATAGATATCTTGGTCTTGAATACGGTCAATAAATCTATCAAAGACAAAAGCATCGCCCTTATTCACAACTGTTACCTTTACAAATTTCTTTGCAAGATAAGATACGTCATAACTATTATAATCTATTTTGTCGTCATTGTAAACAATTTTTTCAAATAAAGTGTGATTATTTTTAATTTTTTCAATCTCACGAGTTTCAGTATCAACTATATGAAAATACTTTGGATCATGAGCATCAGACCAAAAGAACTCCATTTGGCTTCCAAGATACCAAACATTATCTTTTCGAGATGCAGAATGGAAATGACCTGTAAGAACAAGTTCAAACTTATCGAACAAGGAGTGGCTCATACCCCCGTGTGATTGTACACCTTTTGTCATTTCAAAGCCACCTAATTCTAGGTGTGCACCTAACCAGTCAGCTTTACAATTCTGTATAAATGTCATAGATTCGTTATAATTTTCTTGACAGATCCAAGGAAGAAGAGCTATTTTAAGTGAGCCATACTCCATAACAGTTGGCTCCATAATAATATGGATCTCATTCATATAATGACCAAGGCACTCTTTTAACGAATTCAGATCATTTGTATTTTTATAATACGTATCATGGTTGCCTGGAATAATATCCATAGTCATACCACGATTTCTTAATTCATTTAGAAAGTGTTTACGATTATGATTGAGGGCTTTGAAGTTAACAAACTTACGATGATCGTAGTAATCACCAAGGTGTAAGATCTGTTTAATCCCACGCTTTTCACATTCTGGGAAGAATACGTGATCATAGAAGTCCGCAGCATTATTTAGGAAGATGTCAGAGGAGTTTCTAATACCACAGTGTGTATCGTTCAGTATTGCTATTTTCATTCTAAAAAATCACTTAGGTCAGAATCAACTTTTATTGTTCTTTTTTTCTTTTCAGATTTTGAGTACTCTTTCAAAAGAGTGTCTTGGGTTTTAATCTTATCGATACGTCCTCGAAGGGTATCAACAAATGCATCAACGACTTGTTGGCTCGATGCATCACCATTCTCATTAATAATAAAGTTCTCAATACCAGATTGGGTGAGGTATTTCATTTTCACATCTTGTTGTTTCTTTTCTTTTGCGATCCTTCGTAAGAAAGCGAACCAAGATATCTGTGTAAAGTATGCAAATGCGTTTGGTTTACCAGTACGTGTTGCTGCTTCTAGATTATAGTTACTAATTGCTTTTAGACAATTCTCAACTGCATCCATTACCATTTCCTCCCGGTATGTATAACGTATGAAGTTTGATTTATGAGATAAGCCTTCAGCGATCCGGAGGAAGCATTTCGCTACATAATCTGGTACCTTTGGTATAGCTACTTGGTTATTTTTTGATTCATTTACCAATGTAACATAATCAACTACGGCTTGGGAGAAGTCTGCATTATTGACATAATGTATACTTTTTCTTTTAGTACGAGCCATTTTCAAATCCTTTCATCTTCTATATTATACCATAATTACATGGCTTTGTACATAATTTATTTTCGTTTTTAAAATAAAATCTAAGGGGTATACAAAACGCTAAAACTATGATATAATAAGTATAACGTTCCAGGGAAGGAGAATATACTACCTAACAAACGCACCAATCCTCCCATGCACGTCGGGGTAGTCAATATATCGATATCCGGCGGGTGGTACGGTCTTTTGTCCTTCCCATACAGGAATAAACTCTTGAGATGCTTTTCCCTCACCAAAGTCTTCATTCGGTCTGAGATGCACTTCAATTAACTTATCACCGATATATTCTAGATTAATTTGGTCATAATCTAGAATAATAGGAAAAAGAAAACTCGGTACAATATGTTCTTCCTTATGATTTACTTTCGTCCATTTACCCCATTGAACCAAATCGATATCGGAATATTTAATTCCCTTAATTGTATTTACCTTCGTTTGATTCTGGGGCAAATAGTCAACACTATGATGCTCGCCATCAAACCATTCACACCAAAAATGTCCAATTGGCAAATGCATAGTTTCCTTTTGGATAAAAAGCTTTTGAGCTCCAAGCCCCAATCCCATTGCGTTGACACAAGGCCTTACAATATACCACCCTGGGCGAGGAACGTCAACGCCGGTAGGCCCACACTCATACCCAAGTTTTCTAGATAGGATTAGTTTATCTAGAATCCACATATGATCTGGTTTGATTGATTCCCAAACTAAATCTTCTGCGGTATCTTCCACTAATGCATAGTTCCTTTCGGTTTAAACTTAATTACATTATTCGGATTATCTGAATCCAGCATAATATCTTCGGGATCGAAAATATCAATTTCATTCTCTTTAAGGTAGTCATCGAGGAACTCTTGGAAATCCTGTTCACTCATATCTTCAACTCGTGGTGCTAATCTATCGAGAGGTAAATCTCTTTTCTTTTTATCTAATGCTTTTTTCACTGCATCGATTGTTTTTAAATAGTGGCCAATCAGTCCAGCCGAAGGGTTCATCTCACCAATAATATGTACTGAATTCAATGTCTGTAACTCTTCAGGATTGTCGTTAAATCCCATCCATGGACGAAAAGCATAGAATCGAACGCCACGACCGTAATCCTCTGCAGATATTATTCTCATAGCACCCCGAACTACCATCGCAGCATTTTCAGCATCATCCCACTGAATCACTTCGCATATTATTTCTTCATCATTGGTTAACTTAAATTGTTTTAAATTATTCATCCTATATTGACCTTATAAGTCTTATGGTTAAATTTTTCTTTTTCATAGATCTTGACCCGCTCCTCTGAATGTATGAACGCAAAATTCTTACGGCCTTTCCAACTAAGGTCGTCCGTGATATCATAGAGAGTAGTTGCTTCATTATTCTCGCTCTTTCTTAATCCTCGTCCTATACTTTGTAAAACCCTAATCTGTGATTTGCTTGGTGAAGCAAATATAATATTATGCAGATTCTTTATATTTATACCAGTGGAAAACGTACCAAGAGATGCTACAATAATCGCGTTTTTTTGTTTCTCAACGATACCACGTATTGCCTCTCGATCTGCGGTGTCGGTCTTACCAGAAACAAAGAATACTTTTCTTTCTTCGTCTGCTTTATCTGTAATCAAATCAAACAAAGGCTTACCATGTTTATCGACATAATTATAAAGTACAAGTGTATTACCTTTTTGATCAATAGCTAAATTTCTTATAAATCTATTTCGTTTTTCGTTTGTGACAATATAGTCGATCTCGTCCATGTACGGCCTTGGTCCAAAGTCCAATCGTTCCTTTTCGCCATAATCCAAAACAATTCGCTTGATATGTAGTTGCGCGAGAGTATTGTCATCTTGTAATTCTTTTGTTGAGGTAACGCGGTGTATTGGCCCGAAGAGACCTTGTAAGACCAGCTCATGTGTTTGAGTTCCATCGAGTGTTCCTGTTGTTCCGAAACGGTAAGCCGCTTCTGTTGCTTTGTTCATAATATTCATGAGTGACTTTGATTTAAATCCGTGGCACTCGTCTCCGATAATCATACCGAATTGATCATACCACATCTTTGGTAGTTTATAGATTGACTGCCATGTAGAGATACAAATAGCAGCATCAAATGTTTTATCTTTGCCCGAATAAATCCGATGCATACCACGTTCATCTTGGCCATACGATTTAAAATCCCCAAACATTTGCTCAACTAATCCAGTCGTTGGTACGATCACTAACACTCTTCCGCCCTTTGGATATTTTAATCCGCTAGTGAGTAAGTGTAACCAGTACTTCACAAGAACGTATATGATTAAAGATTTGCCAGAACCTGTAGGAGAAATTAAGATCGCTCTTTTTCTTTTGAGCCCTTCTTCAATGCCTCGTAGTTGATATGTATAAGGACGAAAAGGAAGACCGAGACTGTCAATATAATTGGTAAGTTGTTGAATATCGACTGTAGCATTTTCATGTGGCATCCCGTATTGAGTTTTCTCTGACTCAACTATATATTTGCGAGAATCCGCAAATTGCTCTAAGTGGTAAAATAAACCTGCAGGAAGCTCACCACTATTCGCATCAAAAAGACGTATCTTGCCATCCCAGACACGATTCTTATATGCAGGCATAAATCTGTATCCTGGTACAAAGAAAGAGAAGAATTCCCTTAACTCTTGAGCAGTACCGCTTTCACATTCAATATGCAAATTAGCATGATTTAACTTCCGGACGAGAATTTTTTCCATTCGATCATATTCTTTATTGTTTGATGGCGCCATGTAATGTTATTTAGGATCTCTGTAAGAGTCTCTATTGTTGCTTTATAGTACTGAATTTTTTCTTCAGACTTTTGAATTTCAGGATCGCTATCATAATAATAATCAAGCTCACCTTTAAGTATTTTAAGACCGTCAAAAGGATCAGGGTCCCAACCAAGTTCCACGACGGTCTCTTGATCCATCTTACCATTGTAATATAACCATTTTTGTTTCAGTAAAGTTTTCTGATTAAACTCAGCACGTTTCAGCTGTAGTTTAACAGTTGATAGTAGTTCTAAATATTTTGCGTGGATGATTGGTGCTTGGCGTGAGGATTCATCAAGTTTCATTTCATCTATTATACAGTCGTTTGCCCACATACTGTGGATGCTTTTCAAATCAATCATTATATACTCCAATTATAAAGTTATTTATATCAGATTTCTATTCACTGTTATTGATGGAGATCCATCTACGTTTGATGTATAACTTGCACCTGATAGTTCAAAGTACGAGAATCTAAATGATGCCCCGAAAGAAATAAATGATTCACCACCTGCTGTTGATTCGAATTGTATATCTGTAAGAGCAGTTGGGATACTATCAACGTACTTAATACT